CTCGTCTTGTTAAAGCATCGACTGCATGGCCTACATCTTCCCCAAAACGCTCATGAATATCTTCGATAGTTGCATCTGTATCTTCAACCACATCATGTAAATATGCAATACGTTTCAAGTGCGGGTCATCGAACTGACCTGCAACGCCCTCTACATGAGTCATGTAAGGCACATCATCGGTATACATTTGTTCACCATGCATTTGAGTTGCATAATCCCTTGCCTCTTGAGGCATCTTGAGCACTTGCACAGGCGCGATGTTAGCACGCGGGATTGCACTGGGTCGGACATTCGACATGGTGCCACCGAGCACACCGAATGGCTCTTGGTGTTGTATAGGAGAAGGGAGGCCACCGGCTCTCACGCCCACAACTCCAACCTGAGAAGAGGGTAGACCGAGTGACTGCGCACGCTCTTGAGCAAACGCAAGTGCTCTCTCTCGGTCAGGTGTAGTGTATGTGATATCTTGCCCACGTAGTTGCTCAGGCACATACTTCTTGGAACGCTTACGACTGGACCGTGCTTTGATGCCCTGCTCGCTCACAGCAGGTAGATTCATCGTGCCGTGATACTCGGTCACAGGGCCGAGGGATGAAGGGAAGTCCTCGTGGAACTCACCAAGTTCTGTTTGGCGTTCTGCTTTAGTAAATCCTGTTTCTTCACTAAACGGTATATTTTGGAAAGTAGGCATTGGTGTAGTTTCAACATAACTAAGTTGCCCTGACTCATCAAATACAGGTTTGGTATCTTCCAACACGTGTTTTGATGATGCAACCAATTCTTCTTTTGTCCCATCAGGTCTTGTGACTATTTTTCTATCAGGGAACATATTTTCATCAGCATGACTAGGATGAATCGCAGGGTGATATAATCTAGCATCAGGATTTAATTGAGCACGTCCCTCGCCCGTTTTAGGATTGTAATGTATTAGAGGCCCCTCCCCTCTATCAAGATACATTCTATCATAGAAATCTTGGTCATCAAAATAATCAGTATCATGACCCAAAAAGTGTGCTATAGATTCACCCGGATGGGTTTCACGCTTTAGCAACCGCCAAGCGAGGTCCACTGCTTTAGTAAATCCTGTTTCTTCATTAAATCGAACATCACGAAATGAGCCTTGATTTTTATCGCCCAATGATGTTATTCGACCCAAACCGGCACTTGTCGGGTTAGGGCCACTTCTTCTTCCTACTCTCATTATAACATCATGTCCTTCACCCGGATGTGTCTCAGGATGACGGTCAGGATTTGGTATAGGAGCCTTTGAATTAAGTGCCTCCTGCCAAGCCTCATCAATTTCATGTTCGGGTATTCCACTATCCCTTGCAATCATATAGAAATACTCTTTTTCAAAACCCCCATCTTGTGGAGGCTCATAAGGAGGCCCCCACGTATCATTTTTTAACAACCGCCAAGCGAGGTCCATTGGTTCGCTTTTGTTCATATCTTGCCAATCCCTATGACTTTCAAACATTGAACTATCTGTAAATATAGGATGGCGCTCTGAATATACATCATCCATTTCTCTTTCATTGACTTCTTGATGCACTTTTTGAAACAAGGCTTCATTTTCAAAACTCGGATGCCCTAATATTTGAAACATATAATCTAATTCAGCATTCCCATATTCTTGAACTGGTTGCTGAGAGATTTCTGCGATAAGGTCATGGTGTGGCTTTGCATCTTCATCAGGGTTAGGTAGACCATGAGGGAACACATAATCTAATTTCAGCAACCGCATAGCGATTTCTATTGGACTCTTCTTTACCTTTTCAGGTAGATTCTTCTTCTTGGTCTTCTTCTCAAACCGCTTTGCCATCTTTGGGTTAGTCGCATACATGAAACGACGTTGAGCCTGAGATTCAAACGGCATTACTCATCGCTCCATTTCTTTGCATCTTTAGCAACTGCCAAGCGAGGTCCATTGGTTCGCTTGCATTTTTCACATAAGAACCACCTACGCTTATTTTTTGTGGCTCAAAGGATTCAAAATCTTCTGCGAATGTATAAGCATCTTTCCATCCGGGGGTAAGAGGATTAGTTCTATGTGGTTTCAAACGCCAAGCATTCGCTCCGGCGGCGACACTTTGCCATGGAGTCACTTCGAGTGAATCTCTCCGATTTCGATTTCCTCTCCGCTCTTCCTCCCGTTGTTGTAAAAATTCTCTATGCTGAGCGTTCAACTGTTCCCTTTGCTTTTCCCTTGGCCTTTCCCTTGCCGATTCCTCTTGAGCAAGCATTTTACGGCCCTCAGCGATACCGCTTAAATACGCTTGACTTTTTGGTATTTTTTCCACACCCACCTTTTCAAACGGCATTACTCATCACCCCATTTCTTTGCATCTATCTCATTGAAACCTATATGCATGCCGATTGGCACACCGATGAAGAAACCACCCAATACACAAATAAAGAACAATTTGAGCAAGGTCAAGAAGCATCACCGCTGTGGTCTGATGTTGTGAAGGTAACGTCTTCTTTATGCCCCTTGCTATGTAATGATTGACTGAAGCGCGGTTTGACGGTGAAGTCCTTGTCTACACCAGTGTTACGAGGTGCGTCGCTACGGAAGTGTTGTAGTGTATTTTCACTGATAACTAAGCGAGTAACTGTGCCCTTCAAGGTGGTCTTATCGAAAGTTGTTGCTTCAGTGCCGGGTAGTTTCGGCCCTTTCGCGACCGGCACAGTATCACTACTTGTCTCCATTAGGTATACTGGTTGGTATGGTGCGTTTGTGGCTGGGGTACTACTACCACCAAT